TTAGCGTCGGAAATGAGTAACGGGATTTTTTCTAAAACAAAAGTGTGGGTGGTTTTGTTTTTGATTTTGTAAAACTTTCCTTCAAGCTGGGTCATTTGCCCGCCGTCATTACAATACCAAAAATCTCCGTTTGAATATCCGTGAGAAGTAATTTCTACCACCGCAGGATTCGCTTTCGTAACGCTGACGATGTTTTTATTTGCGTTTAGGACTAAACCACCATCCTTAACGACAACCATCTTCTCATCGCCAAAAACGAGGCAGTAAGTTTGTGTGGTGCTAAATTTAAATGGGATGCAGCGATATTCTTTTGTGTCGTCAAGAACTCTGCCTATAAATTCTGTTCCGGGTCTGTTTGCTGCGCCACCAAAAACTCGACAAAGAAAATTCTTCATCGTTTTTACTGACGAGTTGTAACGCTGTAAGTCCGGTCTTTCTCCCAACTCTGGGGTAATTTCGCCGCCGTTAAAATATCCTTGTCCTTTGTAAGCTATCGGCATATTACAACCTCGATGTTACAAGCTCTGTATCCGGTTGTGCGTCTTCATCTCTTGCCGCCGAATCCAGTATAGTTCCTCTGGAAACTGCTTGCCAAAAACTTGTCATACGGATATTCGCTAGGTTAATATCTTGTTTCAATCCCATTGCAACCTTGGCTCCAAGTAAATTTGCAAAAGCCTCGATAAACATTGGGCTAAACATATTGGTCACAGTAATTTTTTTCCGGTAAATCAGGATGGCATCAGGCTCATCGGTGTATAGAATTTTTTCATCGACATTCAATTTTGATTCGATGGTAAATGGAATTTCTTTTACTGGATTGCGATTGCTTTGAAAAATTTTTACAGCATACAAACAGTTCGTTGGAACCTCGTAAGCGTAAGCCCAGTCATCGGGCGGGGTTTCGGAAGATACTGATAAAGATCTTCTCACTTGATTAAATTTCCAGTTATATCCGCTCAACAATAAGTCTCTGCATTGAGCATAAAATCTGTTGCAGACCTCAGCCTCCCTGCTCTGAGCAGTCAAAGACTGGATCTCAGAACAGAAAGACTCTGTTAAAGCTAGATTGCAAATATCAACTTCGGAAGTCATAGCCTTACACAGTTAGGGGTTTAGAAAGCGTCTTCGCTTTCGTTAGTATTGCCTTTACCTTCTTCGTCAGAAGAATCTTCGTCTTCCTCTGAGGCAGCAGCGGCAGCTTTGGTTTTACCCTTTGCTGCTGGTTGCTGTGCTTTCGGAGCTGAATTTTCTGGCTTAGTTGGTTTTGGAGCCACAGGTTTTTTTTCGCCCGGCTTAATTACAATACCATTTTCATCGTATTGTAGAGCCGCTTTACCTTCCTCATCCTTTAGGACGATTGTTGCAGGTTCTTTTTCATTGCTGAACTCCTCTTTTGAGTAAGGCTCGAAATATTTGTGATTAGTTTCGGACGCTACAATGGAGCCAGATTTGATTAGTTTACCTTTGTGGTAAATATCTTTCGTGACGAAATATTTTTTAAGTGCCATATTTGATTTTATTTAAAAGTTACTATTGATTTTGTTCGTTAGTTTGAACTGATTCCAAAGGAACAATAACAGTCGAAATTTTTCCGGCAGTCATTGGACCAGTTGCTACAGTATGATAAGCCTCAACAAACTTACCATCAATATCTGGACTCAAAGCAACAACTTTGCGATACCCAGCAACCAAAGTAGCTTTAGCGATTGCACCAGAATCATAGATTTTAGTGCCACCAGAACTAGGATTGGTAGTTGATTTAGTATGCAACTCAAGAGTCATTGTTGCCGATCCATCAGCAGTGAAAGCCTCATCAACTGTAAATACGGCTGCCATTGGGGTTCCTTTACCCCATTTAGCAGTTCCCATATTGATTTCGTTGGTTGACTTCGCTGACGATGTAATCGCTTGAGCATTAGATAATTCTAATTGTGCGTCTGTAAACATAGTTTTCTCCAATTAAAGGTTAATAATTAAACGACTCTATCTTCTGCGTCTGTGATAGCATCACATAGGCGGATAGGGTAGCCTCTGAACGAAAGAACATCCACGCCACCAATTTCTTTAGAAGTAAAGTGAGTGTTAGTTTTATTCGCAGCAATAAGCTCAAGAGCTGTGTGAACAGTTCTGTTGCAGTAGATAACGATTTTACCTTTGTTGCGGAACTTTAACTTGTTCACAGCTTTGATTAAAAGATTAACCAAGTCTGGACCAGAGTAGCCAGAAGCACCAGCGGTTGCAAGATCAGAAACATCAATGTTCGCAACACGAACAAATTGTCTCCAGTCTCTCAAGACGAAACCAAGATCCCATTTAAAGTGATCTCTGTAAGCCTTGTAAACATTGCCATCGCCGTCTCTTTCATCAACAACGCCGTCATCAATTCTTTGAAGACCACCTTTTTTACCTTTAGGGTAAATCAAGTGAGCAACAGTTGGATCCCAGCAAGCGATGTAAATTGAGCTGTTATCAACACCAGTTCCGCCAGCATCAATAATCTGAGAACCAGATTTTGTTTTGTCGGTAGAAAGAGTATTGAATCTCGCAGCAATACCAGTAAACGCTTCTTTTTCAGTAACGCCGTTACCGTAAATGAAAGTTTCTGCCATTTTTTGAGACATACCTTCGATGTGAGCTGCGGCTTCAACAAGTCTTTGTTGAGCGGTGTTTCCACCAAGATCAGCTAGATCTTTGTCGATCACAGCAAAATCTTCAAGCATACCCATAGAGTCAACGACTTGTTGAGTCACTGACTTGCTTTGAGCAACACCTTGGTTGAATTTTCTCCAAGTTGGAGAAGGGATGCCGGTTCTAATGGTAGTTTTGTGAGCAGAATCCATATTCGATTCAAGGACAACTGCGTCCTCAAGAATAGGATTTACTTGAGCCAACAACTCAACGATGTCGGCAACTGACCCAGTAGGATCTACACGGCTTGCAATGTCCCTGTAAGTTAGTTTAGTTTGTGCTAAAGTTGACATATTTTTTCCTTAATAAAGTTGTTAAAATTGACCACTACTCGGACTGTTAGGATACATCCTCTCAGCCAAAGTTTTTCCATCCGAAGATGGTTTTTTTCCAATTCCTGCCCCAGCCTTAGAATCCTCTGTAAGCGTTTGCCCTATACGATAGAACATTCTAATTACCTCAGGGTGGTCGCCGAAACGATAGTCATCCAAGAATTTACCTAGAGATTCAGATCCGTATTCTTTGAAAGCCTTATTAACGGCTGCCATATTTTTTTCGTAATCTTTACCCCCAAATTCAGGATCCTTTTTCGCCTCTTTGATCCAGCCATCGACCGTTTCGTGGTATCTAGCGTGAGTTTTTTCAATGAATTTTTCTTGCAATTGAACCAGCTTTTGAGCCTGTTCAACAGAAAGTTTTGATTCACCAAAAACCTCGGTTGCTTCCTTCAAAAGATCTTGGTCAATATTTTCAGGATCCTTAAAAGTCAGCTTGCTATAATCACGATCAACCTCCTCTTCTTCCTCCTCTTCTTCCTTATCGTCCTTAACCTCTTTTTCATCCTCAGGTTTTTTGTCCTCAGGCTTCACTTCGGTTTTAGACTTGTCAGCTTCGTCTCCCTTTTTTTCTTCGTTTGACTTGGCTTCTAAGTTAGATTCAGGAGTAGTTTTAGACTCCGGTTGTGCGTTAGTTTGAGAATTTCCCTCACTACCGCTTTGGCTTTCTGACCCGACTTGTTTGTTAGAATCAGCAGCCGCAACATCAGTGTTATTTTGAGTTTCAGTTGTCATTGTATTCTAATAGTAATTTGGCATACGCTTTTGGATCTAAAGCATTGATACGCTCAATAACTCTTTTTCCGACTCGCTGTAAGCCTAGTTTATAAAAAGTGGTGCTATTACCAGTAAAAGCATCACCGTAAATTTCCGCATAAGAAAGTAAATCCCATAATACAGTCTTTCCTTCCTCAGTTGCAAGAATTTTTTTATAAGCCTCTTCGACTTTTTTGTTTCGTTCAACATCCTTCTTCGCAGTTCTGGTCGGAAGGACGCTGTCTTTAATATTTGTTTTTTCGTTTTCCATTATTAGATTCTAGTAATGTTTAAGACTAAGGCTTGAAGAGCTATATCTGTTGATGCCGCAGTAGTTGCAGTCACCAAGAAATAGAACGATTCGTCTGCGCCAACAGTTTCTGCTAATGTTGGAGAGGCTGAGTTGGCAGAGCTGATAATAGTATCAGCAGTTACTGACAACGGAGCATCCATTGCATCCACACTTGCGTCAGACACATCCGCAGCAGCGGCAGTCATTTTTCTCAAGTCGATGGAAATGCTTGCTGCGTTCCCGGCAGATTCAATTTGACCAACACCGTAAAAACCAGTGATAATATCGCCAACCTGTAATCCATTAACAGGAACAACTAATGTTCCAGCAGTAACTCCAGCAGGAATAGTTGCTAAGAAAAGGTTGTTAGCTGCGCCAACTACCCAACCAGCGGTTGTTCCGACTTTGCCAGATCCGGCAGAGATTACCAAAGTTTTACTTTTTTCAGCACCAGAAACTTTTAAAGTTTCGATACCTTCGTCAGTGATTTTAAATACTGTTTGACCAGCTTCGTTTTGATATTCCTTAATGGTATCAACAACATCACCAAGAACATAAGTAATTGTGTTTTGGTAAGTCAGGCAGTGAAGTCTGTAAGTGCCTTCGCCAAGATCGCTCGGAGATGATAAAGATCTGTTAGTTGTGTGAACATCGCTAACAACTTTCCAACCATTTGCGCCAACCTTTTTTTCAAGGACAACTGAACCAGTTCCCCAAGTTGCACTTAATGAATATTGTAATGTTTTGCCTTTAGGAAC